GTCTTCCATCGCGTCTGGCGGTCCCCAGGTGGAGATTTCCAGCAGCTCCCGCCGGTGCATGATCATGGGTGTGCCGATGGCGCACGGGCCGAGGTCACCCGAGCCGATGACAGCCAGGGCCGCTCCATCTATGACGCCGCCGTGGCTGGCCATCTGGGTGTAGGCGAAGCCCACTTCGGGGTGGCGTTCCAGTGCCCGCACCAGCTGGGAACAGTGGTCCGGCCGGTAGGAGTCATCGTCATCGAGATAGGCGATCAGGTCAGCGGTGGCCAGTTCCAGGCCGCGCAGCCGGGCGCTTGTCCCCCACCGTGGGTCGGGGTTCGGCGGCATCTGCTCGAAGATCAGCGAATAGCCTGCCGTCATCTCCATCTGGCCGATCAGTTCCGCCAGCACCGGGTCGGGGCCGTCGCAGACGATCACATGCTCGATGGGTGAATACTCCTGCGCCTTCACCGAGGCGATGCAGCGGTCGAACAGCCACTCGTGCCGTTGCCAGGTCGGGCTGATAACTGACACCAGCGGGCTCATGTAACTCGGCGCCTCTCAGGGCACGGCGTATGCCCTCATCGAGGGTGACGCGCGGCTGGTAGAACTTGCGCATCCGGGCCGGGTCAGCGACCCGGTAGCTCACCCCAGCCGGCGCGGTCGTCTTCAGTTTAAATCCTGGCGTGTAGCCAGCGGCGCTGGTGAACCGCTGCGCCAGCTCCATCATCGTCACCGGCTCGCCCCAGCCGATGTTGACCGGCTCCTCGGTGCCCGACTCCGCCACGGCCAGGGTGGCGTCCACCACATCATCGACGTGAACGAAGTCGCGGGCCTGGTACCCGTCCCCCCAGATGGTGAACGGGTCTTCACGATTACGGGCACGGTCAGCGAACGCGCCGAACGGGTAGTCAATGTCCTGGTGCTCGCCGTAGCCCGAGAATGGGCGCACCACCGTCACCGGCACACCTTCGCGCCGGGCGAGACAGGCCAGCCGCTCACCCGTCAGCTTCACCCAGCCATACAGCTCATCGGGCTGGCGTGGGACATCCAGGTCGATCATGTCCTCGGTGAGGGGGAACCGGAAAATGCCGCTCTGCTGATCCACCGGGTAGACGGCGGAGGAGGAGAAGTAGATCACCCGGCCGGGGCGGGTGCGCAGCGCCCACTGGAACAGGCCCGCGTCGAGTTCGAGGTTGACCGCCTGGTCGAGCGGCGCGTTCTCAATCGTGTGGCGGCCACCGACGACAGCGGCACAATGCACCGCGAGGTCATAGCGGCGGACAGCATGCCGGAACAGGTCACGGGCGTCGCGGGCGTTGGTGGCGGCGATGTCGCAGCCGTCCACGTCCCAGCCGTCAGCTTCCAGCCGGGTCTTGAAATGCCATCCAATGAAACCGCAGTGACCTGTCACCAGCGCCTTCACGGCTTGACCGCCACAAACATACCGTGGTCGGGGAAGGCGCCACCTGACCCCTGGACCGTCATGAAACGTTGCGTATTGTGCCAGTCAGGCACTTCGGACACGTGCGTGAACCCTGCCTCGTGGAGGCTGAGCAGCAGGTCGTCTTTGCACAGCCAGAACGATTTGGTGTTGCCGAAGCTCGCCCACCGGTCGTCTTCTTCGTGGCACCAGTGCCCGGTGCGGCCCTCATGCTGTGACTGGAAGGGCTCACACCAGGTTCCAGTGGGGTTGTGGACGCTTTCCGGGTGCCCGTTTTCCATCGAGAAATGCGTGTGCAGGATCAGCATGCGCCGGGTGACTTTGCCCAGCAGGTTCAGGAACGCCACCGGGGCGTCGAGGTGATAGAGCAGGCCAGAGCAGAACACTGCGTCGAACTCCGTGCCCGGCAGTAGCGTACGGACATCACCCTGAAAAAAGCCCAGATTCTCAAGCCCGAGCGCATCCTTCAGCCATACCGCATTGTCGTAGTTTTCCTGCCGGGCCTCGATGCCATATGCGTCATACCCAGCGCGGGCGAACTCGGCGGTAAACCCGCCTTCCAGGCAGCCCAAGTCCGCCACGCTGATACCGGAACGTGACCCGTAGCCGAACTCCAGTCCCAGGGCGCTTAGTGCGACCCGGCATATGCCGGACTCTGCCACCGGCAGCTGGCCCGGGAGGGTCTGCGTCCCATCCGGCAGCAGAATATTGTGTGAGGTGAAGTTCACCGGCACCCCCACAACTGGAACTGGGCAAGCGGGTGCAGCACATCCCGCTGTATTTCCGGCACCCAGCCGGCGGTTTCCAGCATTTCCCTCACCCCATCGTGGTCCCAGCCCCAGTAATGCTGCGGGTTGATGTCGGTGAACTCCGCGAGCGGGGTGGAGAACACCAGCGAGTCGGCTTTCTCCCGGATCTTCACCATCATCGCGTCAGGGTCATCCAGGTGCTCGGCCGTCTCCGAGCAGATGAACATGCCGACGTGGCCGATCATGTCAATAGTGTCCTCGATCATGCCGGTGATCTCATAGCCGGCCGCGAAATCGCCGAGGATCAGCTTGTCCGGGGTGAGCGCCCGGCCGATCGCCGCGTCGCCGCACGCCAGGTCGGCGACCACGCTGGGGACGCCCATGTCGAGGGCCAGCTGGATCGTGTCCGCCACCCTGGCGATGTGATCGGGCCAGCGCGTGTGGTCGTGGGGCCGGGGGCAGAACGCCATCAGCTGGTCCTGGCTCCAGGCGGGACGCAGCCGTACCCGCGTCACCGTGGTTTCCGGTGCGCGTGGATGGCCTGGAACCGCTGCGGCTTTGTGACGCCACCGTGCCAGTTGACGCCGCCGTCGCATTCCCGGTGTTCCAGCACCCGCCAGCCGCAGCGGGTCACCAGATCGGCGTAGCCGCGCATGTCCCACGCCCATGCGTGATGCTCATAATGCCATTCATCAGTTTCCGCTGAGGGGGATGACAGGATCAGCGCCTTGCAGTCGGGCAGGCCCCGCAGGAACGCCTCCGGTTTCGCCAGGTGCTCCACGACTTCAGAGGCGATCAGCAGATCCCCGTACTCCAGGCCGCTGAAAATGTCCGCCCGGCGCACGTCGAGCCCCAGTTCGGCGGCACGTTCCAGGTTGGCCTCGCCCAGGTCGTAACCCCACGCTTTCACTGGCAGGCCGCGCAGGAGGTGCAGGAGGCTGCCGTCGCCGCAGCCGAGGTCGGTCAGGGAGGTGATGTCCGGCCGCTGGGTGAGTATGTAACTGACCATCCCGCCGACCATCGCCTGGCGCTGGGCGTGGCCAGCCTGGTTCTCGGGCGGTACCCACGGGTGGGCCGCGAAGAATTCCGTGGTGGAGAAGTATGGGACATCTCCCTCGAACAGCTTCCACTCACTCACCGCGCCACCCTGATGCCCGCAGCAGATCCAGGTCAGCCGGCCACTGGGTGATCATGAACTGCTGGTAGGCGGCGGAGTCAGTGTTGAACTGCTCCACCGAGTTGGCCTGCACATACCCCTCGTCCCAGCTGGCCTTACCCGCCACCGGGTGCATGTGCTCAATGATCACATCCTCCAGGTAGGTGAGGGCACCCAGTTCGCGCCCGAGGGTCAGCCAGAAATCATCAAAATACAGGTGCATCAGCCCTGGTGGCACGAAATATCCCAGCGCCTGCACGATCCCCGCCGACATCACCACGGCAGTCGGCAGGTTGCGCCCCTGGAACAGGTCGTTGCCGTAGGCGACACCGGGCAGCGCATCCACCAGCGCCTTGTCCCAGCCGGGCGTGCGCGGCCGGTGATCATCACCCAGGAACCCGACCGCGCCGCCGTGCTGGGCGGCGGCTGGCATGACCGAGTTGAGGATCGGCCCCAGCCGGCGGGGCTCGTAGATGATGTGCAGATCTACATCGAGATACAGGTAGGCGTCCAGCTCGGGGTCGTCATCATCCACCACGACCATCAGATGCGCCTGGGTGCCTGTCTGCTTCCAGGCTTCCGTCAGCTCCACAATGTTCCCGGGCCGGCCACGGGACGGGCAGACCATGGTCAGTTCGGCGGCTTCCACCGGGCCAGACTACCGTGTGGGTGGCCTGCGCTACTATCGCGTCTGTGCGGCACGTCCTGAAGCATTTTTGCGTCCTGAACGAAAGACACGCGGGGGAGCATCAGTGCTGGTGCGCCGGGCCGGTGAGATCCTGCCCGTCCAGCCGAGGCGAATGCGAGGAGCCAATGCCATGCGGGTGACGGCATGAAGCTGTGCGTGGGTGCCGCGTCCCGGCGCGTGGTTGAGGAGGCGGCGAAACTGCAGGTCGAGCAGATCGTCGCGTCCCGCCGGCAGGTCGGCGAATTCACGCCCGGCTACACCGGCTACACCAGCAAGACGCTGGTGGAGGCGGTGAAGAAGCTGTCCGGCGGCGTGACTGACGTGGTCCGCGACCACGGTGGCCCCTGCCAGAACGGTGATCCCGATGACAACTGGCTCAACGCTCTCGATGCCGACGTGGACGCCGGGTTCGACGTGCTGCATCTCGATGTCTGCCAGCTTCCCCGCGAGAACCAGACCGCCGAACTGGCGCGGCTGTGCGAACGGTACGGCGGCAGGATCGCGATTGAGATCGGCGGCGAGCGCGACTCCCAGGGCTGGCTGTACACGCTCCTCGATATCGCACTGAAGCTGTGCCAGCCGGTGGCGGCGGTCGCCGCGCTCGGCGGCCACATCTGGGCCGACCGGCAATACGGGCACCTGATCGGCGTCGTGCAGGCGGAGAAAACAGCCCGCGTCTACGAGAGCTACCGGGTCGCGGTGAAGGCGCACAACCTGGACTGGCTCGGCGGGCGGCAGGAATATGACCTGGCCGGGTTCTACAATGTGGCACCCGAGTTCGCCAACGTGGAGGTGGACGCCTGGCTGCGCGTCCTGCCGCATGACGACGGGGTGCAGATCCTGGAATTCGCCTACTGGACCGGGGCCTGGAAGCGCTGGTTCACCGGGGGGCAGGGCACCGGTTTTGAGCAGGCCCGCGCCGCGCTGCGCTACCACCTGGAGACACCCAAGGTGGCCGCCGTCCTCGCCCCCTATGACGATCAGCACGTCCGGGAGGTGATCAGCGATGCCATCGCCCACGGCTGATCTGCTCGCCCAGCTTCTGGCGAGCGGACGGACCGATCACCGGCCATGGGGGTTCATGCGGTGCTTCGATGACCCCCATCACGACCTGACAATCAAGTACCTGACTGTGCAGGAAGGTCACCGGACATCAATGCAGCGCCACGACCGCAAGGACGAGCTGCTCATCATCTTGTCCGGCGGTGGCCATGTCGAAGCCGGCGAGGTGACCCTTGGTGGCGACGGGGCCATGGTGCGGATCAGGCCCGGCGTGGCGCACCAGGTTGTGGGACCGCTGGTCTACCTCGAAGTGTCCACCTATGACGATGACACCGACACGACCCGCCTCGAAGACGATTACGGCCGGACATGACAGCGTTCGTCATCCTTGCCGCCGGTCCTGGCACCCGCATGGGCCGGGCTGGTGACGCCCTGCATAAGGCGCTGGTGCCACTCGACGGGCGGGCGGTCATTTCCCATCAGATCGGCCTGGCCCCGCCTGGCGCGAGGATCATCGTCTGCACCGGCTACCGCGCCGAGCAGGTGCGGGACTACCTGGACCTGGCCCACCCCGACCACAAGATCACCTTCGTTCCCGTGCCCGGCTGGGATAAGCCGCGCGGCGGTCCCGGCACTTCGCTGCTCGCTGCCCGCAGTGAAGTGGGCGGCGATGACCTGATCTTCGCCTCGTGCGACACGCTGTGGGCGGCCGATGATGCGCTGTGGCACGGCGGGGAATCCTGGGCGGGGGTCGCACCTATCCCGGCGGGCACCGCACCCGAACGGTGGTGCCGGATCAGCTCTTCCCCCAGCACCCATATGGCGTATGCGATCTACGACAAGGTCCCCGGGCCAGCGGCTGGCGACGCCTACACCGGGCTGGCGATGATCACCCGCCGTGACCTGCCGTCTTTCTGGGGTGGCATCACCACCTCGGGCCTGCTCGCCGGGGAGCGGCAGGTGACCGGCGGGCTTGACCAGCTGGTCAGGTTCGCTTCGCTGTTTGTGCGGCGGATCAGCTGGACCGACATCGGCGACGAGACAGCCTATGCACGGGCGGTCGCGGCACGTTCTGGTTACGACTGGGTCAAGCCGGGTGAGGTGACCTATGTGCTGCCTGAGCGGGGGCGTGTGGTCAAGTTCCGCGAAGATCGGGATTCGCTGGCCAGGCGTGTCCGGCGGCAGGCTGACATCGCCGCCGCCGTGCCGAAGCTGACCGGCACCCGGCCACACATGTTCGCCTACGAGTATGTGGCGGGCGTCCCTGCTTATGAGGCCGCCGAGGGTGACCCTGACCTCGTGCCCCGGCTGCTGGACTGGGCGCAGCGTGACCTGTGGCGCACGGTGCGGGTGCTGAACCCGGCACCGGACTGTGACCGGTTCTACCGGGGGAAGACGCTCACCCGCGTGGCGATGCTGCGGCCGGGACTGCGCGAGATGGCGCAGCATGCTGTGGCCCGCGTCAGGTGGGGCGAGCTGGAACGCGGGTGCCAGCCAGTCACCTTCCACGGCGACTTCAACCTCGGCAACGTGATCGTCTCCCCCGATGGCGCGTTCACCGGTATCGACTGGCGGGAAGACTTCGCCGACAAGACCCGCTGGGGTGACCGGCGCTACGACCTGGCGAAACTGGTAGCGGGGATGATCGTCCACTGGGGGCGGGCCAGGCGGGGCGATTTCAGGCCCTGGCGGTCGCGCCCGCAGCATATGGCTGCACTGGGGGAATGGCTCGGCGGCGAGGTCCCCCACGACGTGATGGTGATCGCCGCCCTGTCCCTGCTGAACTGCGCCCCGCTGCACGCGCCGCCGCTCGATGAGGTGCTGGTGGCACGCGGCACCGCCCTGCTGGAGGAGCTATGAGAAGGTTCCGCTGTTACCGCCCCAGCCCGCCACCTGAATATTACGAACAGGGAACGGCTAACCCACCGGACGAAGTTCAGTTTGAGGGCGTCGTCTTCAGCGATGGGACCGCCTGCGTGCGCTGGCTCACCGAGTTCCGCTCGCACTCAATCTGGGCAAGCTGGGATGACCTGGAGAAGGTCCATGGCCACCCCGAATACGGCACCGTAATCGAATGGCTGGACCCGTGACACCTGACGAGGTATCCCTGTGGATCGTGAGCTTCCGCCGGCTGGCCACATTGAGCGCCACCATCAAGGGCTGGCTGGAATCGTTCAAGTTCGAGACGGTCAATCTCATCGCCAACGACCCCACCGTGGACTACAGCGAGATCGAGGCCGTCTACCCGCAGGTGAAGATATGGCGGAACATCTTCCGCTCCTCCTGGGAGACCGGGAGCATCGCCTGGTGCTGGAACCAGTGCATGCGGCACACGTTCGAGACCCGCGACTGGTGCCTGATGTCCCAGGACGACGTGGTGGTACTGCCCGGCTGGCACGAGCTGATCACCAGCACCTATGACACCTATATCGCCCCGCACGGTGACACGGTCCAGCTGCAGTCACTCGCCGGGTTTAACGCCACCGGCTGGTTCGATGAGCGGTTCCGCGCCATCGGCGGCCCCGAAGCCGACTACGAGCTGCGTGCCCTGCAAACCTGCCCGGACCGGCTGTCAGTCCACGACGAGCATGTCTGGCAGATGCGGCACAACGACATTGGGCTGGACCGGTTCTGGCGTGGCGCACCGAAGATCGGCGAAGTGATGGAGACACGGCAGAACTTCAACGGGCCGTACCACGACGCCGAATGCTTCGCCCGCTGGACACAGAAGTGGGGAATCGGTGTCGATGAGCTGTTCACCAGGCAGCAGTTTGACACGCAGCGCCAGCCAGGCTGGGAAGAGATCGACTGGTACCCGGCGTTCACCCGCCGGCTAACCGAACTGGGCAGGCGCTAGACCTGCTGCCACGGGGCAGTGCTAGGGAAGTCGCCGGTCACCTGGCCACCCTGCAGGCTCGCGGGGCCGCTCCTGTCATCGACCGACACCCAGGGGCCGATAGTCGCTTCCGAGGTGGCGTCATACGGCTGGCCGTCCACCGATGGGGTCGAGGTGATTGGCGACGAGACGGGCTGGGGCATGGCTAAACTTCCTTCCACGTTCCGCCGATGCTGATCGTTTCAAAGGTGCCGTTGCCACGGTTCCCGTGAGCGAACGGGGCATGCTGCTGCTTGCCTGGGTGCACGACGGGGATCGGGGCGCTGTTAGTGAAGGTCGGCTGCGGGAGCACGTCCATCTTGTCGGGCACCGGCAGAACGGACTGGGAGCCGGGGGCTGTCATGGCCAGCTGGGGGTCGTCCGCAGTGGTGTTACCCGCCTGCATCGAGGAGGGCACAAGGTTCGCCATGAACCTGCCAGTGAGGTCTTCCATCACGTCTCCCCGAAATTCTGCGGACCCGGCTTCTCTATCTCCCCCGTAGCCGCGTGAAGAGTGGACGGGTCCAGGGCCTCCAGCGCGGCGAGCCGCCGGTCGTGGGTGTCCATGCGGTCCATCGCATCGGTGTGCTGCTGGCTGTGCGCCTCGCGGAACGAGCCGTCCCGCCCGCGCCCACCGTAGCCAGCCTGAGCACTGGCTACGGCACGCGCGAACTGGGACGCCATGTCAGGTACCAGGCCCCGACCACGACGGGTGCTGGCTGGTGTTGCCGGTGCCGTTCAGCCGCCCGCCATACATGACGTTGCCCGCGCCGGTCTGGTACTGGCCGCTGCCCGGGGTCGGGGTGTTGCCTTCGACGCCTGGCATGTTGTAGCCGGGGCCGTAGGAGCCATCACTCGCCTGGGTCCAGTCGTTAGGACCGGAGATCGAGTCGCGGACGACGATCTGCTTGTAGCCGGCACCGTTCGCCTCGTCCCAGACGGCCCCCGGCTCATCAAGCTCATAGATCGACTTGTAGAACGTCGGCTTGGTGACGCGGATCGTGTCTGGGCCACCAGTCAGGTCGCTGTTGATCCCCTGGGTGCCGGGTGCGCCGGTGCCGCCGAGGGCGACGCCAGTGAAGGTCTCACGGTCGGGGTACTGGCCCGGCTCGTTCGTGTCGCCTACGTCCACCTGGCTGGAGGTGGGTGAGCCACCAGGCGCACCTGAGCCGAAGTTCTGCTCGGGCAGGCCGAAGTCGCTCCACTCCGTGGTCGGGTACTGGCCCGGCTCCTCGGTGCTGTTGCTGCCGTAAGTTGCCATTCCCTGTCCTCCTGCTGTGGTGATGAGCCCCGCCCGCCAGGCCCTTGGATAAGCGGGCGGGGCTCACGTACTAGGTCGCCGGCCCCTGGAAGGTCTTGATGGCGCCGGTCTGGTCAACCAGCGTGCCGTCGCCACGGATTATTGCCCTGAAAGCGACCAAATCGGTCCCAAAGAGGAAGTCGTCGCTACGCTCGAACCGGACCGGGCCGACGATGCGGACGAAGAACTGGCTGAAGTCGCCGAACGCGATCGACTTGGCGCCAGTGGCCACCGCCGGCATGAACGGGTCCGCCACCAGCGGCTTGCCGAGCAGCAGGTCAGGCGACCCGAGAACCATGCTGGGCTCCCAGATGGGCCGCGACTGGCCGTCGAGCAGCAGCCGGAACCCACCGATCGCCGCGTCCCTCGCCAGCCAGTAGCAGGACTTGCTCTGACGGTAGGGAGCGATGACCGAGTATTCCAGGTTGACCAGGTCGCTGTACTGGGCCGCGCCGCCCTTACCGGTCGTGGTGCCGGTGACGCCCACCGTGGAGGTGGCCATCAGGCCGTTCGGCATCGTGGTGCCGGTGCCGGTCACCAGGTCGGAACCGAACTTGTTGCCCAATGCGCGGCCCGACTGCATGGCCAGGTACCCGACGAGGTCCACACCGGAGTCGTCCAGCAGTTCCCGTGCGACCTGGAGCAGGATGCCGTACTTGAAGGCACCGAGGGTGATCAGGCCGAACGCGGGGTCGGACACTGCCAGCGACGCCGTCTGGCTGGTCGCGGCGCTCACCGAGGAGTGCGCCGTGGTCTTCGGGATCTGCAGGTTCTCGCCGCCTGCGGTGTTCAGCACGGTCGGGCCACACTGAAGGATTCCGCTGACCTCAATCAAATGGGCAATCAACTGGTCATAAAAATCTGTCGGGACCAGGTTGCCACCGGAGGTGACAGAGGTGGACACCAGGGTCCGGTACTCAGCCTCGGCCCTGCGGACTTCGGCCAGGTTGACCGGGCCGTAGTTCCAGTTGATCCGGCTGTTGTCCGGGCGGGCGACCTCGTAGGCCCCACCGGGTGCGTTGCCCCGGCTGTCGCCGAGCAGGAACTTGCGCAGCTCGGTGTTGAGCATCTTGACGGCCGGGTCCTTCGCCATCTTCTTGCCCTCGGCGTCGGCGTGCAGGCGGTT